CCTGTGTCACGGTGGGCTCAGGCTCACTCTCGATACTGACAAGCCCGAGGAATTTCAGCTGGCGCAGGCCGGCCGTGATCTCTTCCACGGAAACGGCCGCGCCGGGCTGAATCGCCGAGTTCAAGGGAAGGTCGTGGACCACGACTGGCCCACGACCGATATTTCTCACGAGGTGCATGTGTGTGTCTCCGGTGATGACTACGCGGTGACGTTGATCTTGACGATCAGGTCGGGCCGCGTGACGCAGAATCCGAGTTCGGACCACGCCAGGAAGCCGGCCTTGAAGCGCTCGACGAGATTGACGGGCTCGACAAGCAGCTCTTCGCGAACCGGCATCTTGCCGACTTCCTCCTCGGGGATGACGAGGATTTCGGCAAGCGCGGCGGCGCTGGTCGTCAGGATGCTGGCCGTGCCCCAGTTCTTGAGCACGCCCTTGGTGCGCAGCTCGTTCTGCGTGATGTTGTCCAGGCTGGTCCACGAGCGGATGTCGTTGAACCGGGCGCCGCGCATGACGATCCACTTCGGCGTCAGCTCCAGGTCCTCGAGGATGCTCAGCGCCTGGTTGAGCGCCACCTCGGTGAGCTTGCCGCCCGAGCAGGTGATGGTGTTCGCGCCCAGGACGGCGGCGGACATCGTCTGCACGGCCAGCTGGTCAATGCGCTTCTGGATGGCGAGACCGGCGTTGATCTGCATGTCCTGCAGGCTGCCGATGTTGCCGTGCTTGAGCGTGGACTTGTCGATCACGGGCTCGGTGTGCACGCGCTCGATGGGCGGCTCCACCTCGTCCTTGCCGATGCCGAACTCGCGGGCCTCGCCGCCGTCCGACACCCAGAAGGCCTCGATCTCCTTGACCTTCTGGTAGCGCGGGATTTCGCCGACCGGGAGCACGTGCCGCGTGTACAGCAGGCTCGCAATCTCCTTCGTCTGGATCTGCTCCAGAATGGCGGGCTGAACGGCCGCCGCAATGGCCTGCATGCCGTCGGGGCTGGAGAGAGCGGTGCTCATCAGCTCGGCGAACGCCTGCATTTCGTCCTGGGTGAACTTTTTCACGTTGATTCTCCTATTCTGAGACGCGGTTGGTTACCGTGGCTGATGGTTGCCGGTTGTTGCTGTTTCGGTTGTTGCTGTTGCTTAGCGCTTGAACACGAACTTCAGGACGCTGCCCACGACGCTCAGGACAGTGCCGACTTTCAGGGCCGCATCGGCGCCGTCGGCCAGGTGGGTGTGCGTCTTGGCTGCCTGCACACCCGAGGGCGTGAGCGCCACGGCGCGCACAAGGGCGCTCGCATCGGTGTCGGCGTCGATCGCGTCAACCACTTCGGCGGCTGTGCTCACCACGTTGCCCGTGACGGCGGCCGTCTCCAGGTTCACGGTGATCGCGAGGCTGGAAACCGAGATGCTCAGGGGCGTGGCGGTTCCGTTTTTCACGATCGTGATGCTGATGCCGTTGCCGATGGTGCCGCCGTTCTTGGCCTGCCAGACGATCTGGTTGGTGTCGGCGGTGCCGGTCGTCAGCGTGGCCTTGATGGCCTGGGTGGCATCGTCGTAGCCGCCGGCCAGCTTCGAGTTGCTGTCGCAGTACAGGCCGTCGCCGGGCTGCAGGCCGGCGCTGGCGAACACGTCGGTCTCGTAGATGCCGCCGTCGCAGTAGACGGTGGGGCGCCCGCCGTCCGCGCAGTCAACGGCCAGAATGCCGAACGACTCAACGGTCGGATCGGTGTTCGGCGCGAACGTGTCGGCGCCGGAAAGTTTCACGAGCTTGCCCGCGAGACCCGCGCCGGACATGACGCCGTCGCCATACGCGAGGCCCCGGTGTACAACCTGAATCTGTCCCATGTCAATCTCTCCTTGCAGTTACGGTTTAACGGCGAATCCGCCGCGGGTTTCTGGGGTTTGGGGGTTCTGGGTTAGTCTTCCTTGGCAAGCGTGAACTTGCAAAGCTTGTCGGTCAGGCTCTCGGGGCCCTTGTCGCCCACATCGCTGGCCCGGGTGGACTCGCCCGGCTTGGCGCGCAGGGCCGCTTCGGCGCGCTGCTGTTCGGCGCAGGCCGCGGCTGTGGCGGCCTGGGTGGCGGCGTCATCGGTGCTGGTCGCCAGCGTCACCGCAAGCGCGCGCTCCGTGGCGGCTTCGGTGGCGAGGTAGAGCGGCTCGTCCAGGTCGGCCAGGCGCGTCAGTTCGGCGGCGCGCTCTTCGTCGGACTTGAACATCTTGGCGTCGGCCATCTTCTTGACGAGTACTTCGGCCTTGGCCTGGCGGGCCGACTTCTTGGTGGCGGCTTCGGCGTCGGCGATCTGCTGCTTGAACGCGGCGTTCTCGGCCGCAAGGGCTTCGTTGGCGGTCGTCAGCTCGGCAATGCGGGCGTCAAGGGCCGCAGTGCTGGACGCATGGGCCTCGGTCGCCTGCTTGAGCGCGTCCGCAACCGCGGTGGCCACTGCCGCTTCGTGATCTTTGGGGTCCATGTCGATCTCCTGCGAGTCCGGTTTTGCCGCTTCGCCCACATCGGCGTCGGCCGCTTTTGCCACTTCCTTACAGGATTCGTTCGCGGCCGTATCCAGTGCCGCGACCTGGAGGATCTTGGCGTTCACATCCGCGCCGGGCTTGTCCAGCAGCGCCACGCCCTGGAAGGTGACGTCGTGCAGGATTTCGTAGCAGGGCTTGCCCTTGAATTCGCCCCCCTTGAAGTTCTTCAGGTGTGTGCAGAGCGTGGTGCGCTCCGTGAATTTCTTGCCGCAGATGCTGCACTCGCCCTCCCTGAAGGTGCACTCCATGCTGACCTGTTTGACCACGCCGCGCTTCATAAGCCTGTAGGCCAGCGCCGCGTCGTTGCTCACGCTGGTGTAGATTTCGCCCACGCACTCGATCCGCCGGCCGGCCTGGTCGTCGATATAGTCCGACGTCAGGATGCCGCCGACGATCTTGTCCATGTCCTGCGCATGCTGGACGTCAATCTTCTTGTTGACGGCCGTGGGCGCCTTGGCCTGCAGCTCCTCCGGGGTGAAAAAGTCGCCGTTGCGGTTCTGCCCCTCGTGGCACAGCACAAAGCGGATCGTCGGGTCGCCGTTGCTGCTGAACCCGAGATCGGCGGCCGCCTCGGCTTCGGTGGTGAGAATGTCGCCTGTGATGAAGGCGTGCATGGGGGTGAGCATGGTTATGGTTCTCCTGTCTGCGCTTTCTTACAGACGGGAGGGGGGGGGTGGCGGGAAGGACACTTCTTGATGGGTGCTTAAAATTGCCACCAGAAACAGCAACAGCCACCCGAAGGTGGCCGTTATAGACTCAAACTGGCGGTAAAATCAGGTCACGTATCGAACATTCTCGCCTGCTCTTCTTTGGCGAGCGGCGTTGTGGGCACAAATTGAACGCCGTGATCCCCGTCCACGGGAAACCGGTGATCCACGTCGCTCATCGCAACTTCATCCGGAATGCCTTCCGGAAATGCGGCACACCCGGTCCCTGTTGCGTTAGTCTGGGTGCACAGGTCACATTGTGAGAGAAAACCCATTTACTGTATCTCCATAAAATACTTTACCACAATGGCTTCTGAAATGAAAGTACCCTGTTCAACAGGCTGCGAAGGTCTTTGCCTGGGTCTACCAAACTCAGGTGGCCCATGCGGGCCAAGGCGTAGTTTTCTGCCCACCATTCAGAAGACCCAAATTTTTCTGTGCTGGCGTATTTGGAGGCTGAGTTTATTCCCTTACCAGAGGCGATCCACGCCTTGTAAATCTGTTTTTCAAATGGCGTTCCGGCCTTAATGACGCTCTGTTCTGGCGTTGCTTTGTAGAATTGCTGAATATGATGGGCAAATTCGTGGTAGAGATCACCGCGCACGCGCCCAGCGCCAGAAAAATACTCTCGAACAGTACGCGGTTTTCCAATTGAAAGGGTTGGTGGAGTCTCGGCAATCATTGTTGCGGCTTTGGTATAGTTAAAAAACGTCTCCGCCTCTGAAATACCAAGAATTCCGTCTCCCATGGTCATCGATGCGCTTTTCGGAACGACGAAACACATAGATCTAATCTTCGGAATGCCAAGACGGGAACACTCGTCTTGAAGCTCAGTTAAGGTGGTGTTGATCTCATTGCAGAGTTCAATAGGAAAAGAATCCGGGTATGGACTGGCGGCGCCCAAAAGTCTTATTAACTCATCGCCATTGATTCCGAAATGCTCCTTTGAAAAGACGGGTTTATGTGTTTCGTCCCTAAAGTATTCGGAAAATTTTCCGGTCCGCATAATCTGACTGGAACGTTTGTCGGCCTGTTCTTTGGTGCCGGCCGAGATGTTCTTTTGTCTTGACTGTGTCCAAACTCGTGACGCGCCGTCTGGATCGGAGGGTGTCATGAATGTCGGCTTCTTCGGGGTTGCCGGCTTCACCAGCACCACCTTGCCGCCCTGTATCCCCGCCTGAAACGCCACCAGCCGCTCCTCCACCCGCTTCGCCGCCAACAGCTTGGCCAGATCTTCCTTGTTGCGCATCAGTCCGATCTTGTGCTTCGCGAGCGCCCTGCGCAGATCGTCCCCGCCAAGGTCGCCGGGGTAGCCCATGGGATCGGCGGCCTGTAGCAGTCTCAGGAAATCGGCCTTATTGCGCGACATGCCCACGCCGTGCTGCTTTGCCAGCCCGCGCAGGTCGTTAAGTGTCAGCCCGTTCAGCTCGGCAATACCGCCATTCTGAAACACGCCTTCCAACCGCTTTACTTCCTCGGCCTGCGCGCCGTGCTGGCGCTCAATGTCTTCGGGCAGCAGGACGTTGTCTGGGACCTCGGCCACATGCGTGCACCGGCAGTTCGGGTGCGCAGGCTGGGGCGGCAGCTTGTCGACCGGGAATGTCTTGCCGTCCAGCCCGCCGCAAACCGGACACATGCGCTCGTCTTCCATTGCGAGCCACTCAACCTTCTGAACACCAACCCGCTGGTGAAATTTCAGCCTCCCCTGATTGTGGGCCCGCAGCACCTCCGTGCGCGCGATCGTCTTCAGCCGCTCGTTGGCGGTCTGGAATACCCGGCCGCCTGCCCTGCGGAACGATTCCGGATCGCTCACCAGCCCGCCCATGTCGCGCACGATATCTTCGGCTGCTTTACCCGTCGATATCCCGGTCACGATCGCGCGCTTAAGTCCGCTGGCAAGCTCCGTGTGCACATCGCCCGCCAGAATCAGCGTGTACTCGCTCATGAAGTCGAGCGCGTCAGTGTCGACCAGCGTAAACGCTTTTGTGGCCAGCTTGTTGATTCCGGTGGGCTTGAGATCCCGGTAACCGGGCAGCCCCGCGTCCACCAGGTCGCCAATCCCGTTCACGATCCCAAGGTTGAACGAGCCTTTCATGCCGGCCTGGAAGGCCAGGCTGTGGCTGCGCTGCACGCGTCCCATGATGCCGTCGAGTTCCCGGGTGAGCTTGCCCATGCCCGCAACCGCGGGTGCACTGGCGGTGCCGGAAACTTTATAGGCCAGCACCGCCGCGGCCACGTCTTTGCGGGCGCGCTCCAGGCTGGCCGTCAGGTCGGCGGCCACCTTCTCGGAATAGGGGTCGCGGCTTTTGATCGCCCGCTCGGTGGCGATCCTGATGAGCTTCTGTTGTGTGGTTTCGGGCGGCACGGGTTACGCCCGGAACCGGCAGGCCTGATCGGTGTCCTCGCGCGGGATACCCATCACCGCACACAGGCCGCCCTCGCGGTTGGCGCAGGCCGCGCATGTCTCGCCGGCCAGGGCGGTCATGTTGGCGTAGTCGGCCATCCAGGATGCGCCGGCCGAAGGCGCTGTCTCCGCCGCGCTGGGCTTGAGCGGTTCGAGCCCTAGCAGCTTGCGCGCCTCGTTGGGCGTGATGAGTCCACTGTTCACCATGTTGCACAGCGGGCCGGTGACGCGGCCGTCCCGGGCGTTGTTGGCCTCCGTGTCGATGCTGCCCTTTTCCGTTTCCGGGTTCAGGTCCATGGCCTTCTGGACGGTAGCCTTGCTGACAAGCCCCTTGTCGTACATCTCGATCAGAATCTTGATGTAGTCAATCTCGTCCGTGGGGTCTAGGTAATCGACGGAGTACGTCAGGCCCTCCATGCCCTCGCGCAACGCCCAGTCGTCCATGACCCACGCGCAGATCTCCCGTGCCATTTTGGCAAGCTTCTTAATCTGGGTGGCCATCTTCTTGAGCGCTATCTGGGCCGTCGCGAAGTTGGGGCCGTCGCCGGTGATCAGGGTTTTGGCCAACCCCATCGCGATCATGATGTCCTCTTTCGCGTTCGCCACTTTCTGTTCGACGCGCAGCACCTGGCCCTCGGCGCCATAGGTTTCCACCTTGACATAGAATGGCACGACCAGCCCGGACTTCAGGTCCATCTTGTTGATGAGATCGCGAACCTTGTTCAGGTCCTGCTGCGTGGGGATGATCGTCTTCGTGCCGAACTGGCCGCCCACCTGGATCAGGCGTAGCGGTGTTGTCCACCGGCGCGCGATGGCCCGCTCGGCCCGGCGATACTCGCGCAGCAGCTCGATGGGTTCAAACGCCGGGACCACCATGCTGTTCCCGCTCCCGGCGAACTTCGGCGCGTCCCAGTGGCGCACAAACAGCTGCTCGGGTGGCAGCTCGATCGGCTTTGCGCCCTTCTTGTCCGCAGTCTGCACGCACTTGGTGAGCTGGCCGTCCTCGTAGGTCAGCTTGCAGGACACCGGGTTGACGCACTGGATCTCGGCGACCCGTGTTTTGTCCTTGGCGTCCATGCGCCGATAGCCGATGCAGGTGCCCTTCGTCAACAATTGCAAGCACATATCCTCGACGAACTGTGCCACACCGAGCCGCTCGGACTCCGCGTCAGCCGCTTTCTTCTCTGTTTCGTTGGGAGACTTTATTTCCGGGCCAGACCCGATACTGAACGCCATCCAGCAGTTGATGCCAGACTTGACCAGCGGCTCTTCGACGAAATATTCCCACGCCTTTTTGGCGCGGTCCGCCCATTCTTTGGGCACGGCGGACTCAACGTTTCCGCCCAGCATGCGGCCAGATTGAAAATCGGCACCAGTGGCCATGTCGGCTTTGCTGTTTGCGCCGGTCACCAGATATTCAGCGTCAGGGGTTTTTTTCGCTCTCGGCATGGCGGTCTCCTTGCGGGCATGTGTCCAGACATATGTCCGGCATTCCTTACAGAGCTGGGGGTTGCATGGGGGGGTTGACACCCTACATAATTATAGCTATAATTAATCCTGCAAGCTGAGCCTGTAAGGAATGGCACACACAATGACTGGACTGGTTATGAAGAGACTGCGCACACGAAAGACACCAAAGACTCCGAAGGACTGGCCGTCGCTATTCCGGCGGAAGCGTCCTGCGACGGAGATTGCGCCGGGCCACGCGCTCGCTTTGGACCACGCGAACCGCTGGACCGTCGCCCGGCAGCTGGTTGGGCTGGCCGCGTTTGTTGAGTCCTGCCCTGTTGTCTACCAGCACAAGCAGCCCATCAAAGCCTACCGGGTGCCCGGCACTGCGGAAGCGCTCCGGTATTCCGTGCTACTCCGCCGCGCCAGTGAGTTCACGCGCATCCACGACCACTACGAGATCCGGGCCACGCCTGGACTGAAGGTGCTGCACAGCGGCGTCGACCTGGTTGAGATGGTCAAGGCGCTCGACAGCGTCTCGGGCCTGTTTGTCTTGGACGTGAACGGGCAGGAGGTGTGGCGCGGGGAAAATCCACGCTGGGACGCGCAGCACTGGTACCTGTTTCTCTACGGCGACAAGGGGGTGTGGTGATGGGCGTTGATCCGAATCTGAACACGCGCTTCCAGATTGCCCGGGTGATCCGCGACGAGGACGGGAAGCACCGCATTCTGGCTGTGGAATGGCACCTGTCGTTCCGCGGCGCCATCGTGGTGGCCCGGCGAATGCGGCGGAAAAACAGGGTCGCGGACGACTCCATGTACCTGATCGTGGACCGCATGCTGTTTCCGGCCAAGCCGCCCGTCTACCGACTGCGGGACGATGGCTTCACCGAGGGCTACCGGATACCCGCCGAGATGCGAGCGAACTACGTGGAGGCACCACAGCCATGAGCGGAACACGGGTTGGCATGACGGTATCGACGGAGCCGGGCCGGTTCCGCGCCGAGAACTACCGGAGCGAGTACACGGGTCGCTACGTGGTGAGCTGGCAGTACTGCGATTGGCAGGGCGTTCTGCACAGCGGGACGTCCAGCACGCGCGATGCCGCTGTGCAACAGGCGGCGCGGTTTGGGTATCGCCCGTATTGTGCGGCAGGCCGCAGGACGGGCCGATCATGACTGCCCGCACCCGTGGCGACTCAGCGCGCCCGCGCATGACGGCTGGACAGGTACGCACGTGGCTGTCCTGCGAAGTGGATGATCTGCTGTGTCTGGGTGGGCGGCGGGATAAGGCGGACGCGCTCACGGGCATCATAGAGCGGCTGGACGAGGGCTATTACAGCGGGCAAACGTCCGACTGTCTCACCGTGATGGACGCAAAACACTGCCTGGCCGAGGCCCGGCAACAACTCAAGGAGATCGAGGGCGATGGGCAAACATCTGGCCGGTCTGGACAATCTGGCGCACCAACTGGACGAAGATCAAAATACGCGGTCTGAGCAGGCCGTCCAATTCTGCGAGGACCACGGGCTGGGCCTGCGGCTCAGTTGTGCCGTGATGGCCATCGTGGACGGGCACCGCACGAATCAGCCGGGCCGGTTCCTGGAGGCCACGCACTGGATCGAGAAGCACCTGCAGCACCGGGGCATTGAGGTGCCCGAGGGCGTCGTGGACGCCGTGCGGCGCATTGCGAAGACGGGAGTGAAGGCAGGGCGTCCGCGCAAGCCCGGCAAGAAGGCTCGGGCCAGCGTGGCGCGGGTGAGTGGCAAGGCGGCAGTGGCGGTGCCTGCGAAGCCCGTTCAACCCGTGGAGAAGGGGACGCCCGAGCGGCCGCGGCGCGCCTGGGGCTTCAAGGCGAAGGCCGACACAGCCACGGCGGGCAGGGGTAAAAAGTTCTGCTCGCATTGCGGCGAGGCGCGGGGTGTCCGCGCGTTCATCAACGGCAGTACCCAGTGCAACACCTGCGCGACGGGAGCCAAGCCCGAGCCGATGCGGCCCAGGGCACGCACGATGGCCGAGGCCGAGACGGAATAACACACACCGGCCGCAGTGGCGCACACACCGCCGCCATGGCCACAAAAGGAGACACGCATCATGATCGACCGATTGAAGCTTTACATGGAGCTGCGTTGGAGGCCCGCGCGGTGGATTGTCGCGGCCGCCGGCATTCGCGGGGAACGCGAAGTGCGGGAGGCTGAAAGGGCTGTTGCGAACGTGGCAGAGTGGCTGCTTGGACAGAACGAGGAAACGCTGGCGCGGCTGGCCGCGGCGGTGGAGCGGCCCGGACAGGCGTCGATTGAAGTGCGCTCCGGCGACCCGAAGGACACGCTCACGACGGACCGATGGCTGGTGAAGGTGCTGGACCGGCAACGACCGCTTGGAGACAGGCCCGCGAAGGAGCTTAACCTGACGGATGTGAACGACTTGCGGGATCTGCTGGACTTTCTGGAGGGCATGGAGTGGCCGGTGTTCCTTCGATGCCTTGATATTGTCGGGCATGACAAGGACCGGAAGGCGATCTTCGAGGGCGACGCGATCGAGGCGGGTGCCAGTTCGTTCGACAGGCTGAAGACTGTCATCGCGGTGTCATACGAGGGACGCATGCACGGGGACGGCTTCTACCGCGAGCTGCTGTGGAGCGATGCCCGCGGCTACTTCGCCGGGGACGGCAAGCTCAACATGGACACGCAGCACAGCTATAACCACCATGTGTTCACGATGCACCAGCGGTGGCACGTTGTGGGGAACATTTATGTGGATGGCGCGTTTCTGCGGCCGCCGGTGGGGGAAGTGGCGGGGGACACACAATGAAAAGGCGCGATGTTGATACGGAGTCTTACAAGGGCACGATCTGGTTTCACATCCTTGGCAGGTACGGGATCGTTACAAGGATTGAAGCCGCCATTTATGCGTTTCTGCGGGTTCCGTCCATTGCGGTGTATGAGCTCTGCGATGAGCACAGGGACTCGGCGCGGTACCTTCAACACGAGCTCCTTGAACTGCGCGAAACAACCAGACGGGAACGGCTTGAACTCGATGCCAGCGCAAAGTTGCAGGAACTCAGGGCCGCCATGGAGGCCGCACCCGACACGCCCGCCGACACGGCAGAGATTCACCTGACACCCGAGCAGTACGCGGCGCTATTCAAGCGGCCCGACGGCGCGCGGTATCTGGCGAAGGTGGGCGATCTGGAGAAGGAGATCGAGCGGCTGAAAGGTGTGGAGGTCCATCTGACACAGCAGGCGTATGAGTTGGACATTGAAACCAAATCCCTCCGCGCTGAACTCGCCACATTAAAGGCACACCGGGACGAGCACAAGCACGGCCACTGTGACGAGTGCATGCGCGTTCTGGAGTCAACACAAATCGCCAACCTCCGCGCTGAACTCGCCGCGAATGCCGCACTACTGGCAACACAGACCGACCTTGCGCGACAGGCAGAGTGCGAGGTTATGGAGGCGCGCTCAGAGGTCCAGCGCAACGCCGACGACCATGAGGCACTCGAGGGTCTGGCAGCACTGAATACCAGGTACAACCCGCGCTTTTATTTCGACCTGACGTGCTACACAGACAGGGCTGTCGTGACTCGCTGGAGAAACGGCGAAAGTACCGAATACACCGCACCAACACATCTTGCCGCCGTGCGACAAGCTGAGGAGGCGCAGGGATGAAGCTCTCAGAGGCAACACTCACGGACATTCTGGACGCGGTGGAGAAGGACTACGTTTGGCGGGAGGGTGATGAACACAAGGTCACCCGCGATCCCGTGAACGATGTCGCGCTGTTGTTGGACCACGGTCGCGCCGTCGAGAAGGAGCGGGATGAATACAGGGACGCCTGCTCTGACTTGATGGGCAAACACAGGAACGCCGACAAGGACTGCCACAACTGCAAGCACAGGGCTTGTTACGGTGATGTCGCCCCGTGCGTAAAATGCCTTGAAGAACACAGGGATGGACAGCCCGTGAGCCTCTGGGAAGAGCGTGATGGAGAATGCTTCACTGCGCACGAAGCAGAGGTTCACGCGCTTAAGTCCCAGCGAGACACGGCCCGCGCCTTCATTGCCCGCCTGTACGCCGAGGGCACGCTTTCCGAGGGACAGGCCGCGAAGGTGACCGGGCTTGACCGCGTCGCGCTGCGGGCACTGGCACAGGAAGCGCAGGGCTCATGAACCACTCACTCCTGAAGCACTGCGGCCTTGCCCCCGTGGGCGGCCAGTACGACGGCGGGAAAACGTTTGACATTTCCTGCGCGTCCTGCGAACTGAAAACGGAGCGGTGCAAGACGCCCGAAGAAGCCGTTGGGCGATGGAACAACATCGTGAAGCGCGGGTACTCGCCGGAAGACGTTGAGCAGTTCGCGCTATACAACAAACTGATGGAGCAGAAACGTTCTGGAAAGGCGACTCGCAATGGCTGACACAGTAAGACTACTCGGCGCCGCAAACGCCGGGCGCAACAGGGCCGAACGCGAACGCGATGAGGCACTGGCGGAGGTCGAGCGGCTTCGCCAGCACATCACCCGCGAGGCGAAGTCGAAGACGCTATCCGTCGAGCTGCCTTCCCAAGAGAACGGGGGCAATTTCTACATCACAGCGCCATGGGCGGTGTCTGAGGAAAAGCTAGCCAAGGAAATGAGCGCCGTGATCGAGCTGTTCGGGGCTGTCTTGGTCGAGGTGTCCAAGCGTGGCATTCCAGCACCGGCGCCCAAGCCAACCCAAGAGCAGACGGCCGCCGCGCTCGACAAGTTCGCCGAGGGTGGCCACGTCTGGGACGGCGTTGACCCGCGCGATCTCCGGGCTGGCGTACCGCTCGACAACCCCGAGCGCTTCACGCCCGACGATGAGTATTTCCACCCCTGCCCGCCAGACGGCGTCCACATCGAGCGAATGGATGACGGTGTGATCTGGGTCCGCGCGGGCGAGGCCCAGTTTAACTTCCTGCGAGGCACCAAGGGCCGCGTGATTTGGAATGTTCACGCCGGCAACGAGTCCGAAGTGGTGGAGTCCGCAGGTCCTGGCGACGCAACTCTCGGCGATCAATGACCCACAACGCTACACTTATCGGCGGCCCGCTGAATGGCCAGCCCGTGATCATCAGGGGTGAGCGCGATCACGGCAACCGGTTCATTGTCGAGTGCGTGGTGCCCGCCGTTAACCTGCCCGGTTTGCGGCGCCGCACGGCACGGCTGGTCTACGAATTGATCGGCGATGTTGCGCTGTTCGTGGGGCGGACGCGCCAAAACGACGAAACCCGCCAGGCCGAAACCTGACGGGCTCGCCACACACAATGGAAACACGCACACGCCCCTTTATACAGGCTACTGGAACACCGGCTCAGTCAGGCATGGCATAACCAACCCCTCGTTTTTCTCGCCGGTGTCCGTCCTGCTCAGTTCACGGGACAGCATGGCGGTCCGGACGGAGTCAACGATGTGATCGTGGCCCTTGCTATACACCACATACCCGTTCTGCATGCTGTAGGTGTGCGTGCTGAACTGGTCCAGAATGTCCGCGTCCTCGCTCGGCAGCCGCATCTCGCCGCGCTGCAGAGCACCGCTGATCAGCGAAGTCATCAACTCCTTGGTCCGCTTTTTCTGCTCGCGCTCGCCGGACTGGATGGTCGTGATACCGCCGAAGTCGAACCCGCGCAGCCGCTCGCCAAATCCCTGCGGTCGGTACTTGTCCAGCGTCAGCAGCTCGTGCGTGATCGCCGTTCCGTTGCCTCCGTTGTCCAACCCCAGCCCGGTAAACTCGTAGTAGCGGTCCAGCAGCGCGATCGCCTGCGTGACGTGCGTGTACGCGACCTGTTCCATGTGGAGCCGGAGCACCAGCCACATTACTTTCTTGCCTACATTGCCGTCCACTTCCTTGAAGACGGTCAACTCGGTCGGGTCTTGGGTGTAGCCGGTGTCACCGCCCATCCAGTACACGCCGTCGGACCGGTTCAGGTTCAGCAGCATGTCGAGCCGGTTCAGGATATCTTCTTCGGTCACGCAGTCTTTCAGCTCGTTTCCGGT